AGGATGCTTCCCTCGTAAAAAGAGGAAACAGATGAATCCTATCAATAGGAGTAGGCCCAACCCGATTAGAAGTACCTTTGCCTTCATTCTAGTTCTACATGATATTTTTGAATGTCATTCATTGTTCACCAAGGGCTGATCCAAACACCTCCATTACGAGTTCATATTCCTCTTCACGCAATGCCAAGTCTTTTTGAAGAACTCGTATTGTAACAGCAAGGCTATATAATGTTTTATGAGCTTGTAATCGTTCTTGAGTAGAGAGCGACGACCGTTTTAAAATTTGTTTCCACTCTGTTTGATGCGATACTGCAGTAAGCAACTGTTCTTTACAGTCAGCAATTGACTCCATCACTCCATTATAGGCTTTATAGGCACGTGACCTCTGAGGCTCCATTCGTTACGGTAGCCGTATAAAAATGATGGATTCTGCTACCGCTCCTCCTTTTCATATACCATGGAAAAGCCGTACGCCTGTACTATTTGTGGAGAGCGAACCCACTCCGAACGCTCCTGTCCGGAACTCTGTGCTCCGATTCGTGCAGGATCCGTTCCCGAAAAGGGGAGTGGCGGCGGCCACAGCCACGAGGAGGATGATCATGCAACCCTCGCTATGCTTCTGCAGCAGATCGGGCCAGATCATCCACAAGAGCATTGCCCAATGAATGTTCATCCGACTTTCCCGTATGAGCCGCCACATGATGAATCGTCACATTCGGTAGTTCCCGATACAGGCCCACAAGTGGTTTAATAATATCCAGGTGAAGCACAGGTCCGCCGTCGGCCTTTTTCCACCCCTTTTTTTCCCAGCCTGAAGCCCATTTGGTGATACAATCAATGGAATAGCGAGAATCCGTGTGAACAGCCCCTTTCCGTCCAGGAGCAGACGCTATATAACGAATCGCATAGTCAAGGGCAAGTAATTCAGCACGTTGATTCGTTTGAGGCTCCCCCGAGGGAACCGGGACGGCATATCGATGTTCTTCTTTCCCTCCCCGCATGGCGACCACCGCATATCCCGCCTTGGCATCTCGACGGCCGTTGTTCAAACAGGATCCATCGGAATAGAGTGTAAGAGAGACAGGGTTACTATTTCCAGAAATAGTGGCTACAGGTACTGCTACTGTTGCTACTGTTGCTACGGGCATTGTAGCCGACGACACTATGCGATTTGTTGAAATCGTGTCATAAAACGGAGACCACCCACAGGCCGTCGCAAGTTGGGCTTTTCGAAGATAGGAGGCGACGCTTGGTTCCTCCAAGGCAGCGGTACCAAGGCCCTTGGCGGCTTCCGACTGAATATACTCGATTGTGGAATCAACGAAGGAGGCTTCCAGCATCCCACGTTTCTTATCCCGATAACTCAAAAGAAGAGTTATGGCAGTTGAAAGGTCCATTACAAAATAGTCTCTAGGAAGGGGGCACTTCATTTTTTAGAGCGTCGTGTAGAACGACCTTTTTTTGCAGCCACTGATTTTTTGGTACGGGCATTTGAATTGGCTTTGGCTTTGGCTAAAAGGGCTTTAAAGTTCGCGGGTGTTTTTCCGTACGTAGCCAACAAATTAGCCGCAAATCGTTCGCTCACGGCTTTATAATTTACTTTCTTAGGAGGAGCGACCACTTCTTTCGGAGCATTTACAAGATTTTTCAGGGATGGTTTCTTACTAGCAGACATGTATCTACTTCTAAAGAATATTTTACCGGAGAGACTCTTATTTTATGGTATAAATTGGAGAGAATGCGTCAGTGTATCCTCCACGGTCGTAAACCATTTTGTGTGATTCACCATGTATTTCTCACCGTCCTCCTCTACGACAGCAGGCCGTAGACTGGAAAGAAACGGAGTCACTGTCCATATGCGAAGGGAACCACTAAACATACCCGACATAGCGGTAGCCTCCACGGCCAGTACACGATCGTACGCCTCCCGATGAATCAAGCAAAATTGGGGGGTCGCTCCGTTGACTGTAAAGAGTTGGTGCTGTTTATCAATGACCGCATGGCGAACAAGATAACTGTTGGATCCACTAAAGATATCCCATTCGGACCGACGAGACCAGAGAGACGGAAGAAGAGCAGAAAAGCGTTAAAATGCATCCGGAGCCACACGACAATCGTACTGGACCATCAGAAACCAAGGATAGTTGCGTTTCTTGGCTTCCCGAATACAGTCGTACGGGGACCCTCGTAGGGCTTCAATCGTCATAAGTGTTTCTTTCGAAAAGGTGGAGGGCGGATGTTTCCACGATTTGAACTCTACCAATGTATCTAAATAGGAATCGGAAGACGATGGAATTGCAAGAATTGGTGGAAAAGAAGGACGCCGCATCCAATACAAGACAGCAAATACGAGCAGAATTGTACAAAGGATGCCTCCGACCACCAATCCTGTTGTGGTTGAATCAAATGATTCCATTCTACTAAACAAAAATAAAATAACGGCATACTATAAGAAAAAGATGGGACCGATTGAAAAAAATCTATTTCACGTCTTTATTGTAGCCCCCCTCTTTTTATACGTGGGGTTTGCTCGGAATTCAACGCCCACCATTGTATTTGATTTGTTAGGAATTCTGGGATTAGGCGTTCTAGTCTATCATTTGTACAGGGCCTATGAACAACTGAAAAATAATCAGAGTGCCTGGATCAACTGGATTCACATCTTTCTTGTAGTACCACTTCTCCTTATTTTGGGCTACTTGAAGCAAGATGCAAGTCCACGTTATTTTGAAATGTTATTGCTTCTTGGATTCGCGGGGCTTGGATATCATGGAGCCTACTTGATCAAGGACAGAGTCTTAGCATGATCCTCCGGAGCCCGCTTCTTGAAGCACTTCATCGCATGGTGAAGATAGGCCGACGAAGACCCGTAGGTCTTCAAACATCCTTCACAAGGAGTTTTCTTTGCAAAGGCTGGAATCCAGTCTTTGCAATGAGTACGGGCATAATGAATAAGAACATTTCCCTTCATATGGCTTTTTAGTTCACAGGAGGCGGCAGGGCAAGTATAGTCCTTACCCGCATAGGGGTTCAGATCCGTTTCAGAAGGATGAGGAGTCTTGGGATGCTTGGTGGCCAAATGGTGAAGCCACGAGCATCGCTGAAGGAACCGAGTCTCTGTAGGACAATGTGCACATTCAAAAGGAAAGTCCTTTTCATGAACTCCCTTGATATGATAAAACATGGTATTTTGGTTGACTTCCTTTACGGGACAGTGGGGGCAGACATACTTGCCGTCGGCATCCTTGACATACTTCCGAGTTGTAGTGGTTTCAGAAGTATCAGAGGAAGTGTCAGTGCGAAGATCGGAACAAGGGAGATCGGAAGACATCATGATTGTATAGAATGAACTACAAAGGGAGTATCGGCCCCAAGTGGTTCAATTTTTTTGAAAGAAGGACCCAAAGACAAGTCTAAACGTACCTCTTCTTTTCTTCCTAGATGCGTATTGCGATCCTCACCTTTTGCGTTGGAGCCGACTATACGAAGGCCATGGAACCGGGCCTCGCTTCGAAACGCGCCTATGCCAAGAAGCACGGCTACGATTTTCACGAGGGAGGCGAGGATGTCTGGGACAAGACAAAGCCCATTTCTTGGTCCAAGTTTCACTTTATTAAGAAATACCTGAATGCCTACGAGTACCTGTTTTGGTCCGATGCGGATGCCATTTTCCTAAATGACGAAATTCGCCTAGAATCCTTTGTGGAGCTTCTTCCAAAAGACAAGGACTACATGTGGACGAAGGATGCCTGTAGCAACTACAACAACGGGCACCTTGTGATTCGTGGCGGAAGCGTGTGGGTCGCCGATTTCCTAACACGATCATTGCAACAAGAGGATTTAACCTACCACATTTGGTGGGACACGGCGGCAGCGATTCGCCTTTACGAACGCAACGCAACGGATCGAGATCATATCCATACGTGTTTGGAACACTGGAAATTCAATGCCTATGTCTTTGGGACTACTAATTCAGCGACGGACAGGTCCGTTCGTCTGTACCAGCCTGGTGATTTTTTGATTCATTTTGCGGGAGTCTACGATCCGTGGAATATTTATCGCATGATGCGGTATGTTCAGCACTGTGCAAAGACGAAGCAACCCTTGAATCCCCTGCTTCTTGATGCGTGGCGACAGACACCCCCTAAAAATAAGAAGGTCGCTGATGAATCTTGTTTTTTTTCGTAGGCCTTTGTAAGGATGCGGTCAACGCAGGGTTCAAACGCATTTTTACTAGGAGTTCTAGTCGTAGGACTCGTCGTCGTGTTTTTCCTGTTTGGAGATACACGATCCCGTCGATCGGTCCATATTTCTCCTGAAAAGGCAGCGGCGATTGAATTTTCCAAATGGCCCACGTGGACCACGGTGGAACCTCCCGATCAGCGAATCCGTATTTTGTGGGTGCTTCACGATTATGTTCCGTTCGTAAATGCGGGATCTGAGATTTGTGCGCACACCATCAATACGCACCTTATGTACAAACCCTACAAGTTTGACGTATGGGTAGCCTCTCCTGGATTTCCCAAGAAAACATTTGAAAATGTGAGATGCTTTGATTTACACGATCAGGAAACCTTTACCCAAGTCCTGGCCTCGGCCCATCAACTCCATTCTCATTCCTACATTTATCGGAAACAGATGCTGTACCTTTCCAGGATTACCGGGAAACCTTTCGTGGAATGGGTTCATACTGATAACTATGTAAGGTCTGTAGGAAAACAATGGAATGATGATCGACTCGAGGGTCGCCAATGGACAGTCTTTAATTCCAAGTCCTTGCGATCGACTCGAGCCGATCTTCCCGAGGCGACCACCAAGATTTTTCTTCCAATTGTGGATTATCGTGATTACGCTATTGACAAGGAGAAAAAGGCTCCCAAGTACGTGACACTCTCCAATGTAAATGATAACAAGGGAGGAAATCTTCTGATTCAACTGGCCAAAGCACTTCCCGATATGGAGTTTCAAGGCATTCTGGGAGGATATCGGAAACAGATTGTGTACTCGGGTCTTCCGAATCTCAAGTATGTTCAGCATACAACTCGCATAAAGGATGTCTATGCGACAACCTGGGTTCAGATTATGCCCTCCAAAGAGGAAACCTGGGGTCGCACTGCGGTGGAAGCCATGTCGTCCGGTATTCCTCTTGTCGTGTCTTCCACTCCCGGACTTCGCGAATGTTGCCAGGAATCTGCCTTGTATTGCGACCGAGCCGACTTGGAGGGCTGGGTCACCACATTGAGAAAACTGAAAGAAGATTCGGCATTTTACAACAACCGGTCTGCTGTGGCGTTGGAACGTGCCCGTGCGTTAGACCCTCTTCCGGAGATGGAGGCTCTGGAGGCCTGGCTGGAAAAGGAGGTGGCCCCCTCCCTCCGCCCCGGTCGGCTTCCGACCCTGCTGGAAAAAAATCTCCTCTTTCGGTAGAACCAAAATGACTGTCGGATCCAAGGCACAAGTGTACCACGGCAATGCGGACAAGACGAAGGGCGGCCTGACCCGCAAGGATCTGATGAAGAACCCGAAGAGCGGCAAGATTGTGAGCAAGAAGCAGCATGCGGCTGGTAAGAAGGCCATCACCCGTCTCCGGAAGCTGGGCTACGTCGCCAAGAAGGGCACGTTCAAGCTCTTTTCCAAGAAGTCGGCCAAGAAGGGCGGTGCTTTCTGGTAAACAGACGTATGTAATATTATTTCAATTGAGTTGAGTTTCAAGTCAATTGAAGTTTCTTTAAAAAAAATCCTTCCTAGTAGAAATGCCCTTCCCTGGACAAATGCAGATTCCTTTACCGCCTCCTAGTCCAATTCAACTATTTCTAGCGGCCGCAGGAACAGGAGATGTAGCTACAGTAAGAGAAATGGTTTTGAATAATAATATGGCGGCTGATGCCGGAGATGATGTGAAGGCTCTGAATCTAGCAGCCGATGCTGGGCATTTAGAGATCGTACAATTTTTACTTGAACATGGAGCTGATATTAATCATAATG